GTGAGACGGGGCGATTGGTGACTGGCTTTGTCAATCGCTACGGCGAACAAGTGCTTGGCGCTATTAAAGGTTTGCTGGTTAATGGTGTCGAGCTGGTAACGCGTCTCAATAGTTGGGTTTTCTCTTATAAGACGGAGGCCGGCGAAAAGGTTGTTTTTTCTAGCAGTCACAAATTAGTTGAACAAATAGAGACGGGGGCAAAAGCCTTTAAGCCTGATGCAAAGGTCAGGGCGTTTAATTCGTGGCTTTGGGATTTTTGTAATCCTATCAGGGGCACAGTGGACAATCCAACAATGAGCGGCTACCCAAGGCGGTCGCGCTTTTCTTTTTCTTTAAGCACGCGACAGCGTGCGCCTTGGACTTGTGTAAATAACTATACGGAGTATCAGCAATGAAAAAATTAAAGGATTTGGCCGTGGGATCAATCGTGAAGAAAAACAAAAAATCTAAGCTTTTATACATGCGCGGCGTTTTTAACCGAGCAGAGAAAAAATACAACCTTATGCCATATTGCGACAAATCAAAGGCTGAAATGATGTGCGGTGATGCCGAGGTCGTCTCGGTGGTGAACCTATGAGCCAGAATGAAAAAACCATGGCAGAGATAGAAGCGGAATTGGCCGAGCTTAAGCGAGCGCCGTTCTTGCAAAAGTCGGTTATAGCTGAAAAGGTTATTTTTAAAACGGCGGGGCTATTACGGTGCGTTGTGGCCGAGCTAGAAGCCGTTAAACAGTCAATAAGGGGGTAGGCATGGCAAACGAGAATATTGGAGAGTTTGACGCGGTCATTCATGTTAAAGGCTTCGTGAGAAAGGATGCGAAAGGGAAGCTTTATATTTTCTGGCCGGAAAAGGGCATTTTAAGCCCGAGATTGCCGGCTTTTCAGGATATTATTTTGGAGAATGCAAAGATGTACGGCGCGCCTAATATCAAGTACGACGGCGGCGGCGAGCCATTACCACAAGCGGCGGCCAATGATAGCGGAATAGAAAAGCCCGAAAAACTTCCTAATCTGTCAGGGCTAGCACAAAAAATGATAAATATCAACGGCACAAAACAGGCAGAAAAACAGCCGAAACAAGCACCGGCCAATGATGACGGCTTGAGTGATTATGAAATTGCGATGGGGTATAAATAACGATGGACATTAATAATCAAGATATAGAGTTTGCATACTTAAAAGATGCGGTCAATGATGAGCAGTACAACGTATCAGGTGAGGCGGAAATGGAAGCGGCCGCGCCTGATACCAGTGAGATAATTGAGCCGTTATTACAGATGGGTTTTGGTGTTTTAGCGCCAAACTGGGGCGTTGTCGATGACGAAATACATCAACTTGCCATTGCTTACGGCGGCCTGATGGATAAATATCTGCCTGATGGGGTTGGAAAATACAGTGTTGAGATTGGCGCTGTTATGGTGACGGCCGCGGTGGTATTGCCACGTCTTAAAATACCGAGAAAGGCGGAAATGGTAGACCAGCCAGAACCAGAAAGAACGGAGGACGAACAACGTGCGGCGGCTTGATAATTCACGAAAAGCGGAAATTGTCGCGGCTTGTGGTTCGTCGGGTAGCGGTAAAACTTCATGGTTAAAGCAAAAAATTAAGACAAGAAAACGCGTTTTGGTTTGGGATGCTAAAGCCGAATATGATGTAAAAGACAAGTTTATTACAGTCTACAGTCAAAGCGATTTATTAGAGATATTGCAGGCCAATAAATCAGGGGCTTTGCGTGTTAGTTATCAACCTAGAATGGTCAATGTAAAGGCTTTCGATTGGTGGGCGCGCGCGGCTTATGCTTGGGGTAATTGTGCGGCCGTGGCAGAAGAAACGGCCGATGTCACCACACCGTCTAAAGCTCCTGATGGTTGGGGGCAATTAATTCGTAAAGGGCGCGGCTATGCTATTTCTGTTTTTGCTGTCACTCAGCGACCAGCGGAAAGCGACAAGACGGTAATCGGTAATGCGACATTAATACATTGCGGTCGGCTGTCACGCAGTCAAGACCGCGTCTACATGGCTAAAGAAATAAACAGCAATCCCGACGATTTGTTGATGGATGATTTAGAGTATATCGACTATATACCGGCAAAAAATACCAGCAAAAAAGGAAAGGTGAGGTTTTGATTTAAGCGCAAACCCTTAAAGGAAAAGGCCATTTTTAAGGCTTTTTTTGATTATTTTCCCTTATAAGAGAAAGCCCATGAGAACGATTGTTTTTGTGGGCTTTTTTGGTTTTCATGGCATCGAGGTCTAGCGCTTGGTGTGTGGATTTTTTTCTTAAATATAAATAGCCAAGTCCAAGCGGTAGCCCATTTTTTTATTTAATTATTTAAGGGGTTAATGATGCCTTCAGCAAAAGTATTTTTAAAAACAGCGGCGATGGCTTTAGTGGCGATTGCATTAGTTCGACGTGTGCCGGTTTTAAAACCAGTAAACGACCAAGTTTTCGGCGCGTAATCTAATTTAATAAGAGGTTACACCATGAGAAAAACAGTAAAACTTCCTTCTATTAGCAATGTGGGTACAAGCTTAACGGCGACATTAAACTGTCCGACTGGCTTAACTTATGACCGCATTACGCTTGCATATTCTGGCACATCGGTTACGCGTGCCATGATGAGCAACATTCAAGTATTGATTAACGGTAAGCCGGTGCAGACTTACGGCGATGCCGACGAGTTGCAAGATATTAATGATTATTATGGCCGAGCAGATAATGCGGGCTATGTAACGCTTTATTTCGCACGTCCTGAGCTTGATAACGTGGCACAGCAACGATTAACCGCGCTGGGTACATTGGACGTTCAGACACTAGCTATTAATATCGACATTACAGCGGCCGCGCCTGGTGATTTTGCATTGACTGCCACGGCGGTTCAATCAGAGCCGCAACCATTAGGGCTATTAACCAAGGTTCGGGCTTATCCGTTTTCAAGTGCCGTATCGGGTGCAATCGAAATCGACAATATACCAGTTGGTCCACGCGTTCAGGCTATCCATTTGTTTAAGTCGGACATCAGTAATTTGGTGCTTGAATTGGACGGCGTGAAAGTCTACGAAACGACGAAAGCATTGGGCGAGGTTATCCAGAAAGAGCATGGCCGCGTGCCAGTGACGAGTTCGGCTACTCATTTCGATTCACAGCTTGAAAATGACAACGCCCAAGCCATGATTACAAAGGGCGTTCAAGATTTTCGCTTGCGACCTACTTTAGATACTTCGGGTGCGGTGCGTGTGGTCGTTGAATATCTCGACGGTTTAGCCGGCATTTAAAGGGGGTTCGCATGAGCTTATTTGATGGTTTTAGTCTTGGCGACTCTTTGAGTTTGCCAAGCTATGATGGCGGCGGTAGCGCGCCGGCTACATATTCGGCCACGACAAGCCAGCCGACCATTTTTGGTCAATTTACTGATTTTGGTAAAGACTTATTAAGCGGTTATTTTGACTTAAAAGGTCAGCAAATTTTGCTGGGTGAACAGGCGAAAATTTTGGAAGCGCAAAACCAGCAAAACGCGCTTTTAGGGGCAGTTGAGCAACCACAGAATACAAATGCTTACACTTACACGCCGGAGCAATTAGCGGCGCTTGCCGCGCCTTATTCGGCGAGTGGTGGCGGCGGCGGTAACAATAACACCATGTTGGTTGTTGCTGTTTTGGTGGTTGCCTATTTGGCGATTAAGTAGTGGTCTGGCAAGCACTGGCGGCTCAGGCCGCCGGTTCTCTGTTGGGTGGTAGTGGCGGCGGGGGTGGCGGCTTGGGTTTAGGGTTTAGTAAAAGTAGTTCTTCGAGTGCCACGGCTAATAGCGGTAACGGGGCGTTTAATATTGCGGCGGGTGCGTTTGCGCCTCCTGACTACCCATCAAGTTTGTTAAATGGGGGGGTTCTGGGTTTGAGTAATCAGGATTTAGCCTTGTTAGCCGTGGGCGGCTTTCTGATATACAAAAAGATTAAAGGGAAAAAATAATGGGTAGTTATAGTTCTAGCCGGTCAGACCAGCGGACAGATATAAGTACGTCAAACGTGCAAGGTAACAGCGCGGCGGTTTACGGGCAGGACGCAGTAAGTGCTATTGCGACTGGGACGCGCGCGGTGGGTGGTTCGAGTAATGAGCTAGCCGGCACAACTGAGGGCGCAAACTCGCATGTATTAGGGCGCGGGGCAAGTTTAAACCAGTCAGACAACAGCATAAATAATATTACTAATGCCAACAGTACCGAATTGGCACAAATTGCGGCTAACGTGTCCATTGAAGCGTTAAAAGGATATCAGCAGGTCAACGAGCAAAGCCTAGCACTGGCAGAAAAAGCCGCTAATAGCGTGATTGATTACAAAGCAGATACCGAGGGCGTAGGCGGGCTAAATCCCGATGATTACGTCAAGGTTGGGGCTTTATTGGCCGTGGTTTATTTTGCATATACAAGGGGTAAATAATGCGGCGTTATGTTATTAAATTAAATGCTAATAGCGAGGTGGATATCCCTGCCAACGGTGTTTATATTCGCGTTATATCGGCAGTAACTAGCTTTTCTATTACGCCTGACACTAGTCAAAAATTGGCAGGGCTGGAAAAGGGTATGGGGTGGACAGCCGAAAAGCCTTTTCAGCGTCTTAAACTGCTATCTGATACCACGCAAACGGTAGAAATTATGGCCGGCGCGGGGCGCATTGATGATGATAGAGCGAATATTGAGGGCAATATCGACGCGACCAGCAAAGGTGCGACAGTTGCCACGGCCAATCATGCGACCAGTACATCAGCGGCCGAGATTTTAACGGCAGATGTAACGCGGCGTAGTGTGGTGATACAAAATATTGATGCGGCTATCACGGTTTATATCGGCGTGTCGGGCGTGTCGTCGTCTGATGGTTTTCCATTGGCGGCGGGGCAAAGTTTGACGCTTGATAAGGCCGCCGGCGCGGCCATTTATGCAATATCGGCAAGCGGCACGCCGGCGTTGCGAACAATAAGTGAGCTAGATTAATGAGCGGGTTAAGCGGGGCGGCGGTTCTAAGTAAAGAATACTCTAGCGGGGAGGCCGCAGTGACGGCGGCGGGCTTGGTGTCTATGGCGCATGGTTTGGGCGTTACGCCTAAAGTGGTTCTGGCTTATGCGGTGTGTGTTGTGGCGGAGAAGGGTTACGCTATAGGTGACGTGGTTTTGATTGGTTCGGGTAATATGTGCGCATCGTCAACCGCGCCGGATAGCGGCGTGTCTTTGTCTGTTAATGATACAACAATAGAGATGAGATACGGCACTGATGGCCTGTGGGTTCTGCATGGCACAACGGGCGCGCGTGGTGAGCTAACTAATGCGAGATGGAATGTAATTGTGAAGGCTTATGTATGAGATATTTTATAGATTTGGCGGGTAATTATTTGGGCCAATTTGAAGGTTTAGTTCCAGCGGTTGAGCATATTGAGGTAGCGACACCACCGGCACATGCGCGTGATATTTGGAGCGGTTCGGCATGGATGGCAGGGGTTGAGGTGATAGCTAGCGTTGACATGGCAAGCGCAAAACTCGCATTACTTGAAGCGGGGCATTTATCGACCGTTGAAGGCATTATTGATGCCATGCCAGAGCCACAAAAAACGGCGGCGCTAATAGAGTGGAACAACAGAAAAACGGTGACGCGTGACAATGCATTGTCGCAAGCAATCGCGGCGGCGATACCGTTATCTGATGAAGAGATGGACGCGTTATATTTGAGGGCTTCACAGTTATGATTGATAAATTATTATTGGCTTTGGCGGCGGGCTTGGTCGCGGCTGAATTAACGAAAGAGCAACAAGCGGCAATTATTAAGCCGGTTGAAGGTGTGTTTAGCGGTTTTAGCGGTTTCGGCTTTGTTGCTGATGATTTTCAAGGCGAGATAAGCGCGACTCCTGATGTGGTGGGGACGTGGCTACCACCGGCGGCGGCTTTGCCTTATTTGGATTTATTGCACGATGCAGAGCGCGAAAACGGCATGCCAGAAAATCTACTTGTTCGGGTGGCTTATCAAGAAAGTCGCTTTCGTGATGACATAATCACGGGTAAAACGGTAAGCAGTGCCGGTGCATTGGGCATAATGCAAATCGTTCCACGTTGGCATCCAAATGTTGACCCGCTAAACGTGCCAGAGGCAATAAATTATGCAGGTGCATACCTAGCAAGATTAAGACGAATAACGGGCAGTTGGGCGATGGCTTTAGCGGCTTATAATTGGGGTATAGGTAATCTCAACAATAAGGGCTTTGACAAAGCACCAACAGAGACTAAAAACTATGTTTCACAAATCGCAAATGATGTTGCGGGGGTTTATGCATGAGCAATAAAGAATTGTTTTACTTAGCGATGGCCGCTTTGGGTGGTTATGCGGCATGGTTACAAATCAAAAAACAGCAATATAATGCGGCCGGCGTTAATGCGGGCATATTTGACGAGGCATTTAATGATGGTTCGGTAGATTTTTATAATTATATCGACCCTATCACGGGCTTATCGCCATCTGATTGGGTGCTAAGCAATCAATTAGGGGCGCTGTAATGCCGATTGTGCCGGTTTTTTGGGCGGTGACAGCCATTGCCGGCTTGTTTGCGGTGTCAAGCGTTGCAGAAAATAGCGCGGACTTGGTAGATAAGGCAACCGGCTTCACTAAACAAGCAACCATAGCGGGCGCGATTGCCGGCGGGGTGTATTTGGTTTATTTAGGTAATAAAAAAGGGTTATTGTAATGTTTGGGAATATTTTGGTTAGTTATCTAGTGGCAAGATTTAGCGAGCCTAGCACGTGGCGCGGCTTGGTTGGGATTGCAACGGCGGCAGGGGTGGCGGTTACGCCCGACCAAACAAGCGCGGTTGTTTCTGTTGGTTTAGCCGTGGCCGGTGTCGTGGGTGTCATTACTAGGGATGCCAAATAAAATGAAATGGACTAGACGCGCGGCCATTATTGCAAAGCAGAAGAGCAAGGCGAAATATAAAAACATGTTCGGCTTTATGCACCGTTATGATGAAAACCTTAAAAAGTGGGTGAGGGTTGAGAATGATTGACCTGTTGCCTGAGGCGGTAATGATGGCGTTACTCACAATTACGGGTTATTTCTGTCGGTCGGTTCTGTCTGAGTTAAAACAGATTAGAACCGACCTACATAAAATGGCTTTGAATCACGGTGAGAGAATCGTGATGCTAGAAGCGCGTTATTCTGGCGTATCTACGCGATAAATGATATTGATAACGAACGCGGTGAGACTGCCGAGTACGATACGCCACAAAAACTCACTACTATCAATAATGGTTTTGCCGCCTGATGAAATTAGCCATTCGTCATATTGAAATAAAAGAATACCCGAAATAATAACAATGCCGGCTAATAAATCTTTAGTTTGTTTTTTCATTGCGCTTAAGTCCTTTTTTAAAATCATTAAATTGTACAACATTCGTTTTTGCTGGTTCGCGTGCGGCCAGTTGCTTTTCAAGCCTCAAAACATCGGCGCGGGCGTTTGATAGCCTAGCATAAAGTGTGCGGACGGCCATAATATCTCCAGCGGTGTATCTGTCCCCGTTCGGGGTGTAAAGATACTCTTTGTCAAATCGCCAGCCATGCCACTGGTCACGCCGGCCAATCGCGGGCAAATAACCGCCTAACATCCTCAATAGCTCAACAACCGCGTGCGGCGGCTTGACTTCACCAGCTTCCCATCTTGAGACGGTGGACAAATTAACCTGCAAATACTCAGAAACACTTTTTCTACTATTAAAACCGGCCTCAAACCTTAATCCTTGAAAATCCATCTACCCCTCCCATGGGTGGGGCATTCTACAAAAAAATCAATAATATTACTGATAACTTACGTACGTTTTTTTGCGCAGATTTATGCTAAACGTGTTTTAGCGCTTCGCATAATGTATATTATTGTCTAATTGCAGAACACCCTTAACCCTTTGATTTAAAATACAAAAATTGAAAAAAGCTTGTGTGCATAATGCACAAGTTAAAAAAAGCTATTGCCCGAAAAGGGCGTTTTGTTCTTTCATGTGTGCGCCGGAGTTGCTACCGGCTATTTATATTATTTCCTTGAGTGCGGCGGGTTCTTTTACCCGCCGATTTTCAAGGGTTAATTTTTAAATAACACAAAGGAAATGAACAGAACATGAACGCGCACAGAATAAAACCCCGTTTTTTAGAGCTTATTAACGAGCAGTTGCAAACCTTCGGTGAAATGTCCGTCAATGAATGCAGGGAGGCGGCCAAGAAGTTAACGCAGAAAAAAAATGGTCGGACGCTAACTTATTACGATTTAAAATTAACCGATTCAGACCGCAAAATTTTGTTGCGTGCGGCTCGGCTACCCTTCGATAGTTTTTACCCTTCCCGCAAGTTTTATGATTGGCCTTTTTCGGCACAGCGTCGCATAACGAATGCGCCTAACGTGATGCAGGGATGGGTTAACGAGGTAAAGAAAATTGAGGCAAAGGAACAGGGGATTGATGCGTGAATACTCCTATCTCTATCGCTTCACCTCATAAAGATGACTATAGCCACGTAGAAAGCATTCTTGATACCTTCCCGCGCCGGTGGGCGTTTGGTTTTGCTAGAAAATACCAGCAGATAATAAAAGCCGAGGGGCGACAAGCGGCAAACCTGTACTTGATTGATAGACGCGACAACATTAAACCCCATCATATTGGGTTAGCGTCAGATGATGACGAAATTGTTAACACAGCAAAAATCAAAGCCCGCTTTTATTTTGAACGCTTAAATGGTGTTGTTGATTTTGAGTTAAACGGCATTAAAAACAGGCTTGAGGCCGACCATGATTTTAAAGCTATTTTTGATGATATATCTAGTGAGTTAGTCATTCAAGGCATTAAGCCGCCAACAGAAAAAAAAGATTGCGATTATCAAGCCTTATGCCGGCGCTTTGCATGTGAAAAATGGTGGCGTAAGGCGTTGCGGGTGTCCATTGGCCGGCATGTTGAGCATGAAGCGATAAAGGCTGGTTTTGTGGGCTTTCGTAGTGCTTATGTATCCAACGAGACGTTATCACGCAGACAGCAACAAATCAGACGAAATAATCAGATGCTTGAGTGGATTGAAGCCGAGAGTGATAGTGGCGATAAAACCACGTTGGCAGAATTGGCTTCGCGCGGTGTGAGTAATCCAGAAAACAGAAAAAATGAATTAATGGTGAGGATTCGCGGCGTTGAAGAGGAAGCAGTACGCAAGGGCATGATGTGCGATTTTTTGACGATTACTTGCCCGTCTCGCTTTCACCCGACTAAGTATTTAAAGAAACAGAACAAGCGGATTAGCAATAAAAAATATGACGGTAGCACACCAAAGCAAGCACAAGAATATCTTGTCAATGTTTGGGCGAGAATACGCGCCGAATTTGGTCGAAACGGGATTAGCCCTGTTGGTTTTCGTGTGGCCGAGCCTCATAAGGACGGTTGCCCACACTGGCATTTAATGTTGTTCGTTGAGAAAAAACACGTTGATTTGATGTGGCGAATTGTTCGTCGTTATGCGTGTAAAGAGGATGCTCACGAGCTGAAAAGCGTACAAGCGTTTGGCGGGCGGTTCGATAGGGTGGTAATCAATCCAAACGAGGGAAGCGCGGCGGGTTATATCGCCAAATATATAGCGAAAAATATCAACATGTCAGGAATGGACGATTTTGAAAACCACGAGGGCGGGAGCGCGGCCGATGGTTTGCAACGGTCTGTTGCTTGGGCGGCCGTTTGGGGTATTCGTCAGTTTCAACAGATTGGCGGTGAACGGATAACTATTTGGCGGGAATTAAGGCGCATTCGGAATGACGAGGGTTTGCCGGAGGTGGTCGCGGTGTTATGGCGGGCGGCCAATGCCGGCGAGTACGGCCACTTTATAAGGGAAGCTGTAAAACTAAAGATTGCCCTTATAAGAGAATCGGAGCAGGAGAAGCCCTTATACGGTGTTGATGGTATGTATCAAGCGCCAAACGATGCCGGCGTTTTTGATGTGTTGGTGATGGGTGAGACGGGGCGATTGGTGACTGGCTTTGTCAATCGCTACGGCGAACAAGTGCTTGGCGCTATTAAAGGTTTGCTGGTTAATGGTGTCGAGCTGGTAA